CTTTCCGTTATCTCCAACGAAACCAAACCAGTTCAGTCCGGGTCTTCCCTGATCTCGGCTAATGCTTCTGAGTTTGGGCAGAATGAGCCGAGACTGGAGACGCCGGCTACTGGGGGTCAAAGTTTTGGGCCTCAGATTGCAGACTGGTCGGAGCGTCATCTAGGCAGGACTTTGTTTCCGTGGCAGGTTCACGCTTTGACTGGTGCTTTCATGCACGATGACCAGCTGCGGTTTACGCATTCGAAGGCTTTGGTGAGTGCTGCACGTCAGAACGGCAAGACCACCATGAACGCGGCGATTGTTGGCTGGGCGTTGTCGGAGTTGCCACGCATCTGGGGCAGGCCTGTCCGCATCATGTCCTCAGCGCACGAACTTGGCCTGGCGACTGAAGTGTTTGAAGAGTTGCGTGAAATCTTTGAGTTGTGGGAAGAGCAAGAGCTGTGCAAGGTGACGTGGGCTTACGGCCGCCACCAGGTGAAGATGTCTGATGGTTCTGTATACGCGGTGAAGTCTGCGACTGGCAAGAAGCATGGTGGCACATGGGATGTTCTGCTACTTGACGAGGTGTGGGCTATGTCGGAGGCGACGATCTTTGGTGCACTTTTGCCCAGCCAGATTGCGGTGCCGTCTCCGTTGTGTTGGATGACTTCCACCGCCGGCGACGAATCATCTCGAGCGATGTCTAAGTTGCGGGAGCAGGGTCTTGGTTTGATTGACTCGGGCGAGCAGGGCGACCTGTACATGGCCGAGTGGTCGCTCCCCTCTGGCGTAGATCCGTTAGACCAGTCGTATTGGGGTTATCCCAATCCGAGCCTCGGCAGAACTATCACCGTGAAAGGTTTACAAGCGGCAGCTGCAGCACCCGACCGCAACCAGTTCCTTCGAGCGCATTGCAATCTGTGGGTGGCGGCAGCATCTTCTTGGCTACCGGTCGGATTGTGGAACCAGCGTGTCGCTGACGACTTGACCCATGACGGCGGGCCGTCTGTGCTGGCGGTTGACTCGGCGGTGGACGACTCAAAGTACGTCGCAGTGTGGGGACGCAAAAACACCAGTGGCGAAATCGTGGCAAGTATCAGGTTTACAACCGAGTCACTGCACGAGCTGTGGGAGCAGATAGCCAAGGCGCTCGATGCTGATCCAAAACTAACGCTGGCTATTACGCCATCGCTAGCAGTGCACACCCCCGAGAAGTATTTGCGTCGTAAACAGGAGTGGGGCTACGGCGAGTTGTTGAAGTGGACTGGCATCTGTCGCAGTCTTATCGGTGAGGGCAAAATCAAACACGACGGTGGCGAGATGCTGGCCGAACACATCGCCCGCGCCGTTCTTGTTCGCGCACAAAACACAATCGTTGTCTCGAGTCAGCGTTCCCCTGGCCCGATTGAAGCTTGTCGCTGTCTCATTGCCGCCACGGTCATGGTGAGCCGTCCCACGTCTAGCGGTCGGGTCGCCTTCGGAGTTTCTGCCTAGATAGTTGCAAATGCAACAACCCTGTGTAAGACTCACCCGTAATGGGTTTGTTTACTCGCAAAGTTGAAACGGCGCACTTCGCTAGCGCCCCAGTGAAGGCTGCCGCTGGTGCAGCCAACATCGGCAACTTCCTGCTCTACACAACCGGCTCGGATGAGATGAAGGCCTTATCCTGTCCGACGGTGTCTCGGAGTAGAGACTTGTTAGCCGGTCTTATCGGTTCGCTCGAATTGAAGCACTACCAAAAAGTGTGGAACTCCATTGAAGAGGAATACAACGAGGTGTACCTCCCGCTGGAGCCTTGGATGGAACGGCCAGATCCAAAAGTCTCCCGCTCGTTCTTCTATGTAAACATCTTCAGCGACCTTTTCATGTATGGCGTCGCCTACGCATACATCACCAAGCGTTATGCACCGCAAGGTGGCGGCTCACAAGGTTTCCCTGCAGCGTTTACATGGCTACCAGCTGCAAACATTTCCAGTACCGAGCAGACCGGTATCCCACAGTTCTACGGCCCAAGCAACGAACTCGAGTTCAACGGGCAACCCTTGTCGGTTGAAAACGTCGTACAATTTATCAGTCCCATTCCTGGCATCTTGAAAACTGGCGCTCGCGCAATCAACACCAGCATTTGGCTAGATCAGGCTGCAGACCGCTACGCACAGCTTGAAACCGTTCCTGGCTATTTGCAGCAGGTTGACGGCGAAGACCTGTCCGGTGAAGACCTTGGGTCGCTCGCATCAGCGTGGGCGCAGGCTCGTAAACAGAACGCTATTGGTGCCTTATCTCGCCAGGTGGAGTTCCGCGAATACAAGCAAAACCCGCAAGACGTGGTGTCCGAGCAGCGCAAGTATCAGGCGCTCGAGATGGCTCGTTTGTGCAACGTACCCGCTTACCTCGTTTCCGCGCCAAGCGAAGGCGCATCCATGACCTACCAGAACGCACAGCAGGCCCGTCAAGACCTGTACCTGTTTGGCGCTCGTTTGTACCTGGACTGCATTGAGCAGACTTTGTCGGCAGACAACATTCTGCCCCGCGGTCGCTATGTCGAGTTCAACATGGAAGATTACGCAGGCGAAGTCGCTGAAGACACATCCCGCTCTAACGAAATGGAAGACGCATGATTCAGTTTGTTTCTGTACCAGTCACCCTTGATGCCGCTGCAGGTGAGGACAGCCCCCGCACCATTACGGGTGTGGCTGTTCCTTGGGACACGCCTGCAACGGTGTCAAGCGGCGAGTCAGTCATGTTCAAGCGTGGCGCTTTTGATGTAAACGCCAAGGCACCAAAGCTAATCGAGAACCACGACATGACGCAGCTCCGCGGCGTTGTTGTCGAGTTAGCCGACGATGACTCTGGGCTTTTGTTTACGGCCAAGTTCGCTAAGACCCAAGCGGCCGACGAAGCCATTGAGTTAGTCAAGGCTGGCGCATACGACAGCGTCTCGGTCGGCGCAATACCGGTCAAATACAAGTTCGACAAGAACGGCACCATGGTTGTATCCAAAGCCAATCTCGTCGAAATCAGTCTCGTGGCACAGCCCGCATTTGCGGACGCAGTGATCACAGAAATCGCAGCATCACAACCTGAAGAGGAAGAAGCTGTCGAACCCCAACCCCATGACATTCCTGAGGAGGAAACCATGTCACAAGAAACCCCAGCGGTTGAGGCTTCGGCTGAAATCGTTCCAACAGCACCAATCGTCTTTGCACAAGCTCGCAAAGAAGTGCCACTTCCAACAGCAGCCGAATACATCGCAGCAGCAATCGCAGGCGGCGACCAGTGGAAGGCAATGTCCGTAGCCCTCAAGGCCGCAGCACCAGACGTCATCACCGACGACACCCCTGGTATTTTGCCACTGCCAATCGTCCAGCCTGTTTACAACAACTTCCGCGGACTCCGCCCAGTTGTTGACGCAATCGGCGCAAAGGCAATGCCAGGCGGCGGCAAGGTATTCATCCGTCCAGAAGTCACCACACACGTTTCCATGGGCCAGCAGACCACAGAAGCAACAGCGCTTCAGTCCGGTACTTTCGTTGTGTTCAACAACCAAGTCACCAAGAACACATACGGTGGCTATGTAAACATTTCGATGCAGGATCTCGAGTGGACAGACCCAGCGGTTCTCCAGCTCATCCTTGACGACATGAGCCGCATTTATGCAAACACAACCGACAACGTGGCAGCTGACGCATTGCTTGCAGGTCAAACACAGACCCGCGTCTTGACAGATCCAGCAAGCCCATCAGAGTGGGTAACGGACATCTTCGCAGCAGCGCAGACAATCCTCACCAACTCCAACGGCAACCTGCCAACACACCTCTTCCTTGCTCCAAACATGTGGGCATCGCTTGGTTTGTTGACAGACACCGCGGGACGCCCACTGTTCCCACAGGTTGGCCCAATGAACGCATTCGGCAGCATTTTGGCAGGCTCAACCGACGCAGTTGCGTTTGGTTTGCGCGTTGTCGTTGACCGCAACTTCGCAGCTGACACCGTCATCGTCGGTGACCCAACAGGCTTCGAAATTTTTGAACAGCAACGCGGGGCCCTCAGCCTCGAGTCACCATCAACCTTGTCAAGGGTGCTGTCGTTCCACGGCACGTTCTCGACGCTGATGATTGACCCAACGAAGTTCGTTTCGTTGACATAATCGCTGGTTACTAGGTAAGGGAGAGGGTCTGAAATGGCTGTTGCAAGTGTTCAACACGTTCGACGCGTAGACAACTACGCAGCCATTCAGACTCTCACCGACCTTGAAGTCCAACCAGGCGACTCAATCACCGTCGCATCAGTCGCAACCACAGGCTTCAACGCCACAGCCGTTGTCATCTCAACCGAGCAGTACTTCCTCGAAGGCACAGACCAAGAGGGCTACCTCGTATTCGACTACGACATCCCCAAGCCCAACCAAATCATCTACGCCAACACCGGCGACGACCTTGTTTACACAGCCGTCACCGCAGGCACCGTCACCTACACACAAACCGTGTCATGGATTGTGGCGGCCGATGTTCTTGCGTGGCTGGGTATCGACGTGGCGACCGCTAACGACACAGCGTTTGTAACAACTTGTGTAAACGCCAGTAATGCCTACAGTTTTAGGAAGCGTCGCGAAGCCGGCTACAACGACTCCATGAGCACCGTGCCAAGCGCCGATGTCAAACTCGGAACCGTCATGTATGCCGCCACGCTTTATCGTGAGCGTGGTTCGGTGGATTCGTTCGCTTCGTTCGACGCTATGGGTACGTTTCCTGTGCCGTCGACGTTGGGGCGGATTATGCAGCTGCTTGGCTGTGGCAGGGCGCAGGTTGCGTAGTGCCAGCATCAGGCATCCTCGTGGACGCTGTAAACGCTGTGAAAACGGCGCTTACGGGTTTAGGGCTGAAGCCTGTTACTGACCCGCGTAACGCGCGTCCGCTTTCGGTGTTTATTGAGTTGCCTAGTGTCACGGCGTTTACATACAACGTCGGAGACATTGAGCTACGCCTACGCATCTTGGCTCCGCCTCCAGGCAACCAAGACGCTGGTGACTATCTAATGACTATCGCTGACCAGATCATGAACTCACCAATCGCGGTGACGGACTTGAGACCTGGACTGGCGACAGTCGGTGGGCAAGACCTACCAACCTATGACCTAACCGTCGCAATCGCAGTACAAAGGAGCTAACCATGCCTGCATCAAACACGTTCCTCTCGAACGCCACTATCAACATCACCCAAGGTGCTACGACCTACACCAGCATCGGCGCAAACGCGAACCAGTGCACAATCACGGTGGGCCAAAATCCACTCGACATCACCGCCTTTGGCGATAACGGGACAATCCAACGTGGCGGCTTGCAAACCGTCGACGTGAGTATCACGTTCTTCTTGTCGTACGGTGGCACTGGCGCAACCTCAGAGGTTGAGACCGCGCTTGCCGCGATGGTCGGCCAAGGCAACACCACACTGGTGATTAGCCCATCTGGCACCAGCGAAACCGCCTCCAACCCTGAGTACACCATCACCAACACAATGCTGGCTAACTTCACACCAATCAACTCCACCGTGGGCGAGATTGCGACCGTGACCGCCAACTTCACCGGTGGCACCTGGGCGCGAGACATCACGCCGTAAACACTCAAAGCACTGTGGGAGAAACACATGAAACTGACATTGCAAGTAACAGAACGCGAAAGCGTTTACACCGTCACCACTAATCTCGGTGTCATCGTCGCGTGGGAGCGTCGCTTCAAGCGCAAAGCCTCACAACTCGGCGAAGGTATCGGTGTCGAAGACTTGGCGTTCATGGCGTGGGAGTGCTGTAAACAAAACAGCATCCCCGTACCGATGATCTTTGACGAATACGTCAAGCAGCTCGACAACATCGAAGTGGTGGACACAGACCCTGTAAACCCTACGAACGAGGCACATACATCTACGCACTAGCGTCACAGCTGCTGCAGACAGGGTATTGGCCTCCAGAAATCCCATACGATCTAGACGTGCTGGCGACAGTGCACAAGGTCGCCGAAGACATAAAGAAGGAGTCCTAATGCCATACAAAGCAGACATGGAACTCGTCGGCGTCCGTGAAACAATCCGATCGTTGAACAAGGTTGAGCCGGGTCTTCGTAAACAGTTCGTCACCGATGCTAAGGCGATTGCCCAGCCCGCCATTCAACGCGTCCAGGCTGGCTACACCGAAGTACCGCTGTCAGGCATGAATCGCAAATGGTCAGACAAGACCGGTCGCAAACTGTTCCCGTTTACAGTCGCTAAAGCGAAGCGTGGCGTACAGCTCAAAGTTGACGCAAGCCTTCGAGCCACCGCCATCATCAGCATCATCCAGCGCGACCAAGCCGCCGCCATCTTTGAAACCGCAGGCCGCGCCAACGCCAACCCACTCGAGCGCTCGCTCGGTCAATTGTCGCCTGGACGCACACGCATCATCGGCCCCGCTGTTTACAAAGCACGTCCACTCATCGAGCGTGAGATGCTGGACGCAATCAAGACAGCCATGAAGCGCGTACAGAAAGAACTGAACTAATGCTCGGAATACCCATCGTCACGCAGTTCAACGGCGAAGGCATCAAGAAAGCCGTCAAGTCATTCAAAGAACTTGAATCAGCATCCGAAAAAATCAAGTTTGTACTCAAGGCTGGCGCTGTCGCTGGTGTGGCGGCTTTTGCTGCTATCGGTGCAGCTGCTGTTCAAGCTGGTCAAGCCTTGGCTGGTTTTGCCAAAATGGCTGCCGAAGACGAAAAGGGTCAGAAGCAGTTAGCGCTATCTATTCGAGCGTCTACTAAAGCGACTGATGAGCAGATTGCTTCCGTCGAGGAACTTATTGACCGCACCCAGCGCCAGATTGGAATTGCCGACGACGAGCTTCGTCCGGCCTATGCCCGGATTATCAGATCCACACAGGACTTTGCCAAGGCTGAGCGCATTCTCAACATCGCTCTCAATGTAAGCGCCGCCACGGGCAAACCGTTGGCTGCGGTGGTCCAGGGCTTGACCCGTGCTTATGACGGCTCTACGTACGCTCTGGGGCGTCTGGGGCTGGGCTATGACAAGGCCACGCTGAAGGGCATGGAGTTTGACGACCTTCAGAAGGATTTGGAAAAGCGGTTTTCGGGTGCTGCCTTGGAGAACGCTCAGACCTACGAAGGCACCTTGGCTCGGTTCCGTATCACGATGGACGAACTGAAAGAGACGCTGGGTGCTGCCATCCTGCCGTACATGAAGAAACTCGCTGAGTTTGGTATCCAGATTGCTGACGCTTTCGGTAAGGACGGCGTCGCTGGTGCGATGGCTGAACTGAAGTTCGTGCTGAAGACGTTGCTTTATGACGAGTCGGGCAACTTGAACCAAGCCGGTCGCACACTCAACTCAATTGCTGACAAGGCTGACAAGTTGGCTGCAGTATTCAACTTCGGCCAGCAACTCGTGTCGGCTACGCCTGCAGGCCGTCTCGCTAACACAATCGGCAACCGTTTCGGAATTGACCCAACACCAAACCTTGGCCGTATCGGCGGTCTCGCTGAAAGCGTGAACCCTGTTCTTCTTCAACGCAACCCCGAGAACGCTCGCTATTACATCACAATCAACTCAGGCGTGGGCGACCCTGTTTCCATCGGCAAATCAGTCCGTGAAATCCTGGACAAATACGATCGCCGTAAGGGCGGGCGCTAATGCCATACCCCACACCGATTGTTGAGATTGCGTTTACAGACGGCCCCTACGTCGTTAGCCCGACATGGACAGACGTCACCAGCTATGTGCGCGGCATGGAAATCAGCCGAGGCACCAACGACGACTGGAACCTAGTCGCAGACGGCCTAGCTAACGTCGTGCTATCCAACCGTGACCGCCGCTTCGACCCATTCAACGCAAGCGGGCCATACTTCGGCAACCTACTGCCCCGTCGCCAAATCCGCATACGCGCCACCAGTGGCGGCACCACCTACGACGTGTTCCGTGGCTTTATCGCTGGCTGGCCACCAGAGTGGACGGACGCAGGCTACGACTCCACTGTCACCCTGTCATGTTTTGACGCGTTGCAGCTGCTTGGCTCGTCATCGTTGCCCGCTAACTGGGCAGACCAGTACATCCGTACTCTTAGCCCACGGCACTACTACCCACTAGAAGAACCTGTCAGCCCTGGACAAAACGTCGTCGCAACTGACTATGGCTCGTACCCACAAGCGCTGACCGTTACCAACCCTGTGCCTGAAACCAACCTCGGTCAAGGTCTGTCTGAGGCCATGGAACTCACAAGCGCGTTGACCACCATTGACGCCACAACTTTCGGCACCAATTGCACTGTTTCACTATGGAGCAACTACGGGCGCGGCAACATTTTCTACGTCGGGCGTTTCACATTCAGTCTGTACTTAGACACAGCCGACGACCGGTACACCTGCCAAATTATTGACAGCGCAACATCCACGCAGTACTTCCACAAGTCAACGGCTCAATTCACACCTGGCTCGCCGTTCATGTTTACAGTCGTATTCGACGCAAGCACCCTGGGCGCAACGTTGTACATCAACGGATCAGTGATCACAAAGACCGTCACTTCTTCAGCAATCGCCGTCCCACTATCGGGCGAAGGCCTTGCACTTTTCGGTGGCGTCTATCAGCAGCTGCTGGTGTTTCACTACCAACTCAGCGCAGCGCAAATCCGCGCAATCTACGACTACTCCGAAGCCCTGTTTCTCGAAACCACTGCAGCGCGTGTAAACAGAATCATTGCCGAAACACCATTCAGCTCCTCGCTGGTGTCAACACCCAACCCACCTGCCGCCACCGTTCTTGCTATCACGGACAACGCACCGACGGCGTCCAGCGAGTTAGCCAACGTGGCGTACTCCGAGTATGGCCAACTGTTTGTAAACAAAGCGGGCGTCGTCACAATGTTCAGACAGGGGCAAATCTTTAGCCAGACGAAAAGTATCCAGTCGCAGGTCACTTACGGCCAAGGCGGTATCCCGATCGGCACGGAAGTGCAGCTGCAGTACGACGCTGACTCGATGCGCAATGTGGCAAACGTGGAGATGACCGGTGGCGCTGTTTACATCAAAACAAACACCACCAGCATCAGTACTTATGGCGAAGCAGAAGAGTACGTCAGTACTCAAGTATCAAACTTGGGTGATGCTAGTGACGTGGCAGAAAACATCGTCCCGCGCGGCAGTTTCGTTTACCCCAAGGCTTCACCGGTGCAGGTCGTGTTGTCGCCTGACGGCACCTGGGCATCAACGCTCGGTCTTGAGCTGTGGGAACGCTTTACGCTCGTCGTGGCACCGCCCACTGGCTCTGCTATTAGTACCCCGATGCTGTTGACACGCATCAGCCACAGCGTCACCCCAGAGCGCTGGTCGACAACCGTCGAAGGTTCTGCACGGTGGGCCGCGCTGTTTATTCTCAACCAATCCCGTCTAGGCGGGACAGACCTTTTAGGATAGAAACATGGGTTTTCCAGTATTTGCTAGCGGGGATGTGCTAAACGCATCCGACATGAACGCAGTCGGGCTGTGGCTAGTCAAAACACAAACAGTCGGCTCAGGCGTATCCAGCGTTGTGTGCACAAACGCATTCAACGCTGATTACGTCAACTACCGCATCATCTACACAGGTGGCAGTGCAAGCACCCAAACGGGTCTAAACCTGACCCTTGGGGCGTCAGGCGCGTCGTACTTCCACAACCTTTTCTACAGCCTCTACACCGGTGGCGGCATTCAACTTTTGAACTACAACAACCAATCTTCTTTTGTTTACGCAGGCGCAATGGATTCCAACCAGAACGCTTTTGCAGCCTTTGACCTGTACGAGCCTTTTGTCGCTCGCAGCACTCGAATCTCATCGCAGTGGATGCAGACAGACTCGTCAGGTTTCTCAGCTGGTGTTCACAAGGTCAATGCGTCATACACGTCGTTTACACTCACAGCGCAAACAGGCACCCTTACCGGTGGCACGATTTATGTTTACGGGTACAAGCCATGACAAAACCACTGATCCAAATTGACGACGAAGTTCGTGAAATGACGGACGAAGAATACGCCACCTACCAAGAGGTCATTTCGGGAGACAAGATGTATGCGCCGTCTCCTGATTCCCCTAGCGACCCTGCTTAGCGCTTTCATCGGATCACAGGTCAGCGCGTCGAGCGGACGCACGTTTACCTGTTGGGAGTCAAACACGTCTAACTGGCCAATGACCCAGCCACAAGCCCACGTCGACGCTGGACTGTTCCCACGCTGGTCAGACTGTCTCGCATGGCGTAACGGCGACCCTGGCCCCGACTATGTCTGGTCGTACGGTCAACCCAACACGGTGCCCACAACCACCACAGAAGCGCCCACAACGACCGTAGAGCCAACCACAACCACCGAGGCGACCACAACGACTACGACTGTTCCTCAGCCGCCTCCGACCGAACCACCAACAACCACGACCACCACAACCACGTCAACAACAACGCTGGCACCAACCACAACAACCGTCGCACC